CATATTTTAACACTTATTTTTACGAAATGGCATAAAAAAAGGGTGCGGACTTCACAGCCAACACCCTCAACACACTAAATACTATGAAAAACCACTTATCTTTTTAATCTAAAATATAATTTGATTATTTGCCAGCCGATCACAATAGCAACCACACCGAATAACCACCAAAAAGAGCGTATTTGCCAACGCTGCCACCAATTCAATTGAGCAGGGACAGGGACCTCTTTAAATTCTATCTTATCAATGTAGGTTGTATCTTTTTTTTCAATCAATTTGTCTTTGTATCTAATGGACCAGCGTTCAAGCCAAACGGTATCTCCTTTGTGTTTAACGAATATACTATCTTTTTCGTACAGATACACGCTATCTAACGTCGTACGCACTATTAGGCTATCTCTAACGACCTCACGTACTAAAATACGAGGCGAACATCCACTTGTAAAAAATAGTGCCGCAAAAAGGCTTAAAATGAGTATTTGCTTTTTCATTGTATAATTACTTTTAATTCGTCGTATCCTTCAATCGCTGCCATTAATTTAGTCATCGCTTCCGTTGGGCGTGATACCCAACCTTTTTTATCATTATAGCCGACAATTATACAGCCTAAGCTATCCTTTTCGGTATTGCCCTTGTGAATATAAATACCTTCAAAATAAGGAACGCCAAACAAGCGCACAACATTATACCGGAATTTATTACTAAACGCCACATCGGCACGATATTCGCCACGTGGAATTGCTGTAAAACCATAAACCTTATCCTTTGCGCTGTTCAGAACTCGCACCTTGTCTTCTATGGTATCGCAAATATAAACACCATCGACGTATAATTTGCCGATAGTGTACGTTTCTTTGAGTGCAAAACGCTTAATTTGTATCGTTATTTTATTCATTTTTTTCTTTTTCTTTTTCTGCTTTTTCAACAATATCCGATAAATCACTTCCGATAATTTCTTTTAATTTGAACGCTATAAGATAATAAACGAGCCGTAAAAATTTGACTTTAGGATAAACTTTGACCAAATTACGCAACCCATTTCTAAAGTAATAATAAATTGCAATCGAAATGAGAAACTGAACAGCATAAGTACTCAAATCTTGTTTTTGCATCAAGTCAATTAGACCTTTTAACAGGAAAGTTATAGCGGAAATTAAAAACAACTCCATTAAACTATCTTTGAGCTTGTTTCCATTAAAATTGTCAAAAAAATCAGGCGGGAAAATTCTTTTGATATTTATTTTGACTTCATCGGCTTTAAATCCTGCTAAAATGTTAAATAAAAAAGCCAAAATTAAAGCACAAACAAAACTAAATGTGCTATCGAAATAAGCTGCTATTGAAGTAGCTATCCCTATAAGCGTTCCTTGTACAGCCGTGTAAAATTTATCCATTTTAATCGTTATTATTTGTAAACTCTTCTGGAATTTCTTTTTCAATCAATTCGTTTTCGTCGCATCCCAAAGGTATCGAAATAAAATAAAAAGCATCTTCTATTTCTTCCATACCCTGACAAAATAAGGCTTTGCCTTCACTTGGCGTTACTTCTTTATAAAGTGGTTCGCCTTTTTCGTTTGTTATTATTTTTGTTACCATTGCAAACTCCAATTTTTATTAGTTAAATATGTTGATATTGCATTTTGTTGTGTGGTTGTATAGTTATTTTTAAATGTTAAATCGTCAAATTTCACTTGTATGTTGACGTGTGTTTCCGTTTCTATTGGTAAATTACAAATAAAGTATTTAGTTGGGTCTTCAATTATGCCATTTTCATCGAATTCACAAAACTTATTTGGTTCTAAATTTGTTGAATAAAAACGAAAAGAACCATTTAAATAAGCATTAACGTTCGCTTGCTCAGTCATTGGTAATAAGCAGCCAGTAGTAGCCGACCCTATAACCTTCCACATCGGAAAGTTCTGCAACATTTTCCAACCGCTATTCCTAAAATAGTGAAACCCTGCATTTGTGTCAGCAATTTTAGTCTGGTCTTCTGTTATTACGCCATCTATATATACCATATTTGGTAATTGCGACAAATAGTAGTTGTAAAAATTAATATCAGGTCGTATTTTGAATCTTTTAACCACATTATGGGGTGCAGAAAAGCCGTATTGATAGCTAACACGATTAAATTTATTGTAACATAAATCATTATAAAACCAATCGGCTAATTTTTCATCAGAAATATATAATAGTACTGTTTCAATGAAACCAGGAGCAAGCATGATTGTTGTTCCAATAGGTGCATTATCAATTAAATCTTTTAAAATGCGTGCTTGGGTATCACTTCCAGCGATTCTTGCCAGTAATATTGTTGTATCATAATTCTGCGTTGTCAGATGTTCCAACGAATTACCTATCTGAATATAACCAATACTATAACAATCAACACCACGCAGATACGGGTATAAAGCAAATGTTTTACCATATCCTACATTGATTAAATTTACGTACGTATCACCAAGACTATTTTTACTATTTGAATAAACGACTGGCAAATACGTGCAAAAAAGGTAGTCACCCGATCCTGCACCACCATAAACAACGCACACGTATTGAAGGTTATCGCTTGTATTTGTTATATAATCGGCTTCGATGAACGCTAACCTTTTGTTTGTATCCATCGTTATTTGGCGATAATCGCTACCGTTATACGTGTATATTTCCGCACTCGTGGGAAAAATAGAAGCCATTTTAAGAAATTCTACTTTTGTATAAACGTGCAAAATACATTGCGTATTCATCATCGGTGCGTTAGCCACAACACTGTCCCAATTATAACCAAAGCCTTCCTGCCATTCTTCGTATGGTGTTTTGGTCGTACCACCAACTGTTGCATTTGTTCTTCCTATTTTCATAAGTCAATTTTTGTTATTTCGATTGTTGGAATAGTTATCGTGGTATTCACTTTTGCAAATACCAAAATATAACCGCTATATATCTCAATTGCAGGGGCGTAATTGCCACTAATAGCATCTAATAGACCAAATACTACATTCACACTATCAGACTCGCTTAAATTTGGTATATTTATTTGAGCCTGATAGCCAAAACCAGTGTATTTATTTGAAGCCGCCCAAGTCGATACACTTTTGTCTTCTATCTTGTATGTATCATTATTATCTGGACAATATTGTTTTAAAACATTTCCACTTGTATAACACACTACCCATTCATATTTAGTATTTAATTCTGATAATTCTATTTGAGTGTCTTTTGTTGTAGTATTTTCTAACCCCTTTATTCTTATTCTTTGTAAGTAATTATTGTCACTTGTTGTTAAGGTTGAATAAAAATTATTATATCTACACCCATCCTCTAAAACTACATATCTAATATAGTCCTTTCTTGTTGTTCCAGATGCCCCAGCATAAAAATTGTTAGAACGGCAGCCATTGCCAAACGTGTTATAAGAGCAGTCATTACCAAACGTGTTAGAATAGCAGCCATTGCCAAACGTGTTATAACCACAGTTATTACCAAACGTGTTAGAACCACAGCTATTGCCAAACGTGTTAGAAGTGCAGTTATTACCAAACGTGTTATAATAGCAGTAATCGCCAAACGTGTTATAATAGCAGTAATTGCCAAACGTGTTAGAAAAGCAGCCATCGCCAAACGTGTTATAATTGCAGTTATTACCAAATGTGTTATTATTATTATTAAATCCTAAAATATTAAAACTACAATTAGTACCAAAAGTGTTAAAATTTAAACTTAATTTGTTGGATGATTTATATTCTTTAATTATGTTTCCAGTAGAATTACCAGTTAAAGAATCGTCAGTTGCCCCGCCAAAGGTGTATAACCACACGTCCGATTTTTTAAACTTAATATTTTTAAAATCGTACGCACATTCATTATTCCATTCATCTTTCATGTAATAAATAACGCCTTTACCATTTTCGGTATCAGCCCATGCGAATCTGCTTGTGTCATTATTAATACAGTATTTAATTTCCCATGTTTCTAAATTGGCATTTGTAAAATAGGTATCACCTACATGTTTAACTGCTTTTGCATCTTCAGATAATTCGTTAGTACTTAAAGCTGTTACTATAATATCAAAATCATGTCCTGCTGATTGTGTATCAACTTGTGTTGTTGTTGTGGTATAATTAGTTATCCGATAATTTGAACTTGGGATTAATTCATCATTGGCAATTAAAGCTAATAAATCAGCGTACAAAATATCAGTTGCATTGGATATAAAATCCTCAACAAAATCAGATGCAGTTACGAAATCGTCTTTTTCTGATTGTGTAATATGCAAAAAATCAGGGTTGCCATTCTTGTTCAAAGTATCGTCGTGTTCAACATCACCGCTCTCAATTTCTAAAACTTTTGGTACAAGCGTATCTAAACCCTCTGTATTGCTTGCGGCGACGCCTTTTGCAGTCAAATTAGCTGCTAAATCGTTTGTAAAACCTTGAGCCACTGAAAGCTCGTTTAACATTTCATTTTCTAATTGTGCCATTATATTTTAGGTGTTAAAGTGATACCGTAATTTATTCGTTTAATCCTGTTCAAGAAGTCAAAAATGATAGGCGTTTCACTCGCTTGTCCGCTGTCTGGCATACTGAATGTACCAGCCGAAGATCCGAATTCAGAATAATCAGCTCGAGCAAAGTCAGCAGCCATATCAACAAGTTCCGTATTTTCATCGCTCAAAACCTCCCAATCACTCACACGTTGGTACGTTACGCCATTGATAGTGAACGTCTGCATATCCGATAACCAGCGCAGCGTGGTCGATTGGTATTGTGATAACTCTAAAAAAGTGAAGCGGTCAAATACATTACTTTCTGTTGAGAGTGTAATTTTACGACCAAAACTATTTTCATACTCGATTTT